AATTGCTTTGATATAATTTGCCTGTTCCATTTTCATATACCTCACTCTTTCTTAATTTTTTTGTATAAAAATAAGACCTTACGGTCTCGCTCTGATTTCCATATATTCCTCCCTCAAAAAAAGCCGGCTATCCAATCGATAACCAGCTTTTCACCGCTTCAGCTATATTGCTTTGAAACTCTTAAGATCTCTCAAAGTATTCTCTGCTATTTTAATCATAAGTTTGCAATATTCTTCGTACTTTGAATTTTTATGTTTTATAGCAAAATCCAGTTCTCTTTCCCAGCCTTTCTTTTCAATAATCAACACATTTTCAAATTATGCTACAATTCCAACTAATATTACTCCTTTCAAAAAAGGACACCCGAAAAGGTGTCATGTCGATAAGTTGCTAAAGTAAATTAAGCAAGTTTCACCACTTCCATGTACGAGCTTCCAGTAGTTGCCGCCGCACCTGACGCATCGGATTTTCTTATTTGCGGCGAAAGAACAGTACCCTTTTCAAGGTAGATAATTCGACTCATATTCAAATTAGTAGGAAATCCATTATACGAATACTGAGCGCCGAAAAGCACATAGTTATCATCAACGATCGTTCTATTTGCAATGACTTGTGCTTGAATACACGCTGATGCACCTTGGTTTGCGCTACCTTGTGCATACATAGTCACACAGTATAAACTTGATTGTTTTATAGTTACGGTCGCATTTGCACCAGTTGTGGTTTTGTAACAATCATCATCAACAATTTGTTTGCTAGAGCCGATATTTTTTGGTGTTGTGGACAAGTTCCATGAGCTTCCCCACTTACCGATCAATACATTATTTTTGCGATTATTTATTTTGTCATTTAATTGAGCGATCTCCTGCTGCAATACTGCCATGTTCTTCAGAATATTAAATAACGGCTCGACTGCAGTAATATTCAGTCCCTCAATTTTTACTCTGTACAATTTCATTTCATGTAATGTTGCACCGGTTCTGATATCTCCGATCGTCACTTCCGGATCCAGTGCTTCTCCCGCATTCGGTGTGCCTTTTATCACTGCATATTCCGTAGATTCTATCTCAGAACTTTCATCTTTTTTATATCTTCGAACAATTATGTCATTTCTATTCATGCCTTGCGTACCGTTTGCAATGGTCACGTCCGTATATCCACTTGCCGGAATTACATCTCTACGGCCTTGTATGCAATACACTGCATCAAATATACGAATGCTGTTGTTTGTAAGCACCTGCGCCTCAGATTCCCGACCGCCTCCCAGTACATAATCATCAGGACCGAATGTTGCTTGATTCGCAAGCCCTATCTGCGTCTCCGTAATATGTGGACCACCTGCATAACTGTCTATCAAAGTGGTTGTTATAAATTCCGCCATTACTCTTCTCCTTTCAGTTTATACGAAATACTCGTACGCCCTTTCCCTGTTACATCTACAATTTTCCGAATAACCGGTGCTGCCATGTAAATATTGGTGATCCGTTCTCGACCACCAATAACATCCCCAAGTTCAAGATCCGTATCGTCTACAGATATTTTCAGCTGCTTATAATTCTTTAATTCTTCAAATTTATCCCTGCCCTCTTCTTCCAATTCTGCCAGAGTATCAACGGTTGTATTCTCATAATACTGTTCGATCAGGTCAATGCCTGTATAATACTGCTCTTTCCGGATACTTCCGTCTGGCCATGCGTACAGATCTACTTGCTGCCGCTGTTCAAGTTCTCCAGCTCCGAGGCAGATCAGATGATTAACTCCATTCTGACAATCCAAGATATTCAACTTTACAGATCCATCTTCGTTCAATTCTATATTACTGGAGTGGTCCGTAATCGGAACTGCCCTGAGCAACACATACCCTCTTCCATTTGCCGGTCCTTGTTTATACCGGATTTCAAGTCTCGCATCTTGCAATGCAAGTGCTTGGCCAAACGCGTCTAGTAACATTGTCTGTAGCGGCACCTGATAATTCTTAAGAATAATTCCACTGTCTTCTCCTGACACTTCGAACAGTTCGGTCATTCCAAGCTTTGCAATATACGCAGATAATTCAGTATTCGCCTCACCATTCAAATAGACATATGTGTTCTTGGATGGATTGATTGCACGTTGATTTAATAGTCCTCTCCAAGTCATTCCTGTAAGCTTCACCGTCTTATCGGATGTTATCGGATTTGTGTTTCGAATCAGTCCTCCGTACTCTGTATCAGGACAGAAGAACCGGCAGTTCTTTCCATGCCGTTCCTTGTCGTAGAGACTATTCTGAATTGTTATCTGGAAATCATTGTCTGTTCCCAGGACCATATTCACACCGCAATGCTCAAGAGGACCTTTCTCCTGTCCATATATGTCCGTTAATGTAAAGTCCATCTTGGCGTCCCCCTTTCATTAAAAAGAATGATGTCAAAGCCGAACGCTCCATTCCAGGATACAATACTAAGTCCGGCCGGAATCTTCTCCCAGATAGAGCTCTCATTATTCTTACTATTGAACAGGTTCTCTTCCGTTCCATCAGTCTTTACTTTCACAATCTTCCTGTCTTTTGCGTATCGGGTACTGGAATCAATGACTGCATATTCGCCATCATACAATGTCGTCCGCAGTTCATATATATGTCCCGCAATTCGAATCAGTGGATTGATGCATGGACCGTAGATAATCATCTTGAATCCAGAAGCTGTATAATTACTGTTGTTGATATATTGGAGATTTCTGACCTTAGAAAATTCATAAGGTACATCGTAAGGAAATTCCAGCCATTCCAATGCTTCAGAGCTTTCACTACCTTGCTTGTAGAACCGAAATTCTTCCTCTGTAATCCAATATGGATAATCACTCTTAAATGTCAGCTCGTTACTGATACTATCAAGATCTTGTACCCATCGATCCTTTGTTGTGCCGACGATCCACCCTTTCATATAGCTAGGGCCAACATAGAGACGCCCCGGTGTTATGTTTACCACATCCTTTTCAGCTATATTTTCCAATTGATCAACAGCCTTATCCAGTGTTATTCCTACCGCACGTATTTCTATGTTTAATTTTTTACTTGTAATCTTTCTTTCCAATCCCTGAATACGATCATCATCCTCAATTGCATCAAATATTCCATCAAACAGATCTCCGCCAGTAACCATATACGGCCACTGGCAGAAATCAATTTTTTCAGAGTTTTGTGCTCCAACGTAATAGATATCATACATAATCAATCAAATCCTTTATCAATCTTGCGAACTCCCGTTCATCACACTTAAATCCTATTCCTGCCGTAATCATGGCATCAGCAGCAGCTCGTCCGAATTTTTCATAATCAAATTCTCTGTTCTGATTCTGTACATTTACACTTACATTCGAAGAGTTTCTGTCGATCATTCCAATCATTCCTTCTAAACCACCATAAGATCTAAGTATGTTTGCTTCTTCTTTAGTTAATACCCATTCTCCTTCATCAAGATATGCCGGATACATATCACACGGCACATAATCCATTCCAATTTTCAATCTGCTCATCTTAGGCAGACTAAACGATTTTCCGCCAACTCCCGGAACCCAATCAGGCACACTAACCGATCCCAGACTCCTTGCAAGACTATTCCATCCATCAACAATAGCATTCAGCGGTGCTTTAAAGATTACTGCCAATCCGCTAATCGCATTAGAAAATATACTTCGTACATTATTCCAAGCACCTCGCCAATTTCCAGTAAATACATTTTTAATAAAATCTATTAAACTACGAAATATGCTAATAATATTTCGCACTACACTACTGGCCGAATTAAATACACTATTTAACGATCCCGTAAACATTGGAACTAATATAGACTGTAAAGTCTGCACTAATGGAGTTATTGCATTACTTACTAACATATTAAAAGCCGATATCAATGGTGTAATCGCTGCTCCGATTAATGTAATAATCGGACTTAACAAGGCCATAAACAATTGTATCAGTGGTATTAAAAAAGAAATAACCACTGGCAAAACTTCATTAGCCAAAGTCTGTAGTAGTGGAATCAGTGACTCGCCAATAGGAATAATCGCAGTACTTACATTCCTTTTTAGTGTCTCAAACTGAGAACTTAAATCATCATACTTTACATCTTTGATCTGATTCATCGCATCAGCTGTATCATAGCTTGATGTCTGAATGTCTGCCATCGCTGTCACTGCTTCAGGTCCCAGATCTTCCCACATCGTTCCGAACAGATCAACCCCTGCTGTGTTTTGTGCAATCGGATCTTCCATCTCAGCCAATCCTTTTATGGTTTGCTGAAAAGCCTCTTTCGCAGTGTCGCCTCCTGCTGAGAATTTCTTCGCCATTTCGTCAGCATTTAACCCAATCTTCTTAAATCCATCTACTGTCGTATCAGAACCATCAATTGCACGAATAGAAAACTCTTTTACCGCATCACCGACTTTATCAAGGTTAAATGCTCCTGATTCTGCTCCCTTCTGGAAAATAGCAAACATATCATTTGCTCCAAGTCCAACCTTGTTAAATTGCACGGAATACTCAGAAATGCTGTCCAGAAGTTCTCCAGAATAATCCAAACCACTTTGCGCACCTTTTGCAATTAAATTCATTGCCTGGTCTCCAGATATTCCGAAGTTGTCCATCATGGCTTTGGCCGCCCTGGTGGATTCCGGTATTTCATAGCCGAAGGTATCTCGTAGTGCGAACGCTGATTCAGTTACGCTTTGGAGCGGCTCACTGTCCATATCTCCCAGATTTTTTGTAATCTGTTCGATTCCATCAGCTATGTCTCCGTAATCTTCACCATAATTATTTTTGTAAACGCTTTCTAATACCCCGCGCCATTTTTCAGATTGCTCTGTAGTTGCTCCAGTGGCTGCAGTTAACTGATTCATAGCAGAATTGATATCATTTGCCCCTTTTACGCCAGCAACAACAACGCCTGCTGCTGCCACACCTGCTCCTAAAGCTGCTACTTTTGCCCCCGATAATCCTTCTGTCAACTTTCCAATATTCCCGACCAACGGAAGAGAACTCTCTGCTGCTGTTCCAAGAGATTCTTTCAATGCTCCTCCAAGATTGCCAGCTACACTTGCGCTTTCGCTTAGTTTTTCCGATATCTTTTCTCCTGTTTTTTCTGCGACATCTTCCAGGCTTTCAATTCCAGATCCTGCATCTGACACATCTGCATTCACGTCAACATCAATATTTTTATCCTTACTGACGTGTTCTATTTTCTGTTCAGCTTTTCCTGTGTCCGCATCTGCATCTACGGTGATTTCTATATCATCATCTAATTTAGAAAGTGCCTTTTCTGCATCTTTTCCAGCATCTTTCCATGCATCGGCAACATCATCTGCGGCTTTTTCATGATTTTTTACTACTTTATCTGACTGTTTTTTTAATTTTTCTGTTTTTTCCTCTTCGATCTTGACTGCTTTATCAGCGGATTTTTCTGATGACTTTTCCACTTTTTTATTCGCTTTATCAAGATCTTGTTCTAACTTACTATCATCTCCTCGGAGTTCATATGTGACTTCTCCACCACTATTTTTGCTCACAATGTCACCGCCTTTATCATAATCGCCGGCACAGTGGCACAATGGCTGTTATAGTCTTATTTCAAATTCATTTCTGCAGTCTGGATTTTTGCATTTAAAAAAGAGCCCTCTGCAACTGGCTCCTGTTTTGTAAAATATATTCTGTTTATGCCCGCAATGCGGACACTCTACTTTTTTTATTTTCTTTCCGTCTGCTATCATCTCTTTGCCATTCCTTCCAATGTATGGAACAATAGATCTAATCCAGACTGCCCTCCTCCGCCTTCTACCGGAAGAGCGTAATAGGATTTCATTTCATTTATTTCCTGTATTTCTTTTGAATTCTTTCCGTTGTATTCTGGAACCGGCATCTGTCTAATCCGCATGATCTGTTTAATTTTTGTATCCGCCGGTAATCCGTTGAATAAATACAGAAATTTTTTCCAAGGTAATCTTCCCTGTTCTTCGATCAGATCTATCTTGTATGCTTGCATAAACGAAGCATAAATATAATCCCCATCTTTTTCAAAATCTAACACGGGAAAAGGGCTCTTCTTTATCTGCGGTCGTTTTTCTACCTCAACATATCTTTTGGTAATCACGCTCAAAAGTTTTTGCTTTTCTTCTGGATTCAACAATCGTAAATTCCATTTGTTTCTCACCAACATCTTTAATGCCTGGTCAATCTTTTCAAATTCAGTAAGTGTATCTTCCTTATATAATTTTTGCACTTCAAGAACAGTATCATATGCCGGATTGATCACAAATTTTGATTTATCAGTGATTACCTTGTTGCACGGAATATCTGTCAACACTCCCATATGATCATCTCCTCAAGAAAGATATCTTCTGCTTTCTGTTATATTTACCTAATAAAGCTTTTTGGTTATCTTTTCTGATTTCAATCATTCGCGGGATTACAACATTAGATATGAACGGTAACACTTCTCTTGACATTTCTATATATGAATCCTCATAGAAATCCAAAAGAATCTTGGCATTTTCCTCTCCGAATACTGCTTGCAGTAAATCAACCATAGCATTGCCTAATGTCTCAAATACACCTTGCAAATCTTCCGCTGTTTCAACTTTTCTTTTCGCTTCTGTAGTTTCTGATAGAGCTCTTGTTAACGCTACATATTTCCTGTTAATTTTAGCAGTCATATCATCTGCATCTAACGAGATATGTAACGTATGTTTAATATTTCCTTCCGCATCTACCAGTTCAAAATCTTCCACATATTTTTTACTTCTATTTGCCTGATATGCCATACTAACCTCCTAAAAAGGGAGAGCCATGCCCTCCCTACGCCGTCGTACCAATAGCCGGACGACCATTCCCGTGAATTGTAACAGTAAGCGAATTGATATTATTCGCATCGCCGTATGCCGGTGTAATATTAGCCAGTGTAATTGGCCAGATAATTACTTTCTTTCCCTTCTGAAGCTTCAGGTGCGTCTTTCTCTTCTCCCCAAGTCCGTACATTACATCATCCCCAAGAATATAATCACACGCATCATCGCCCGGCTTTACGGATCCTGTAAGTGTCAATGTCATCTGTGCTCCGGTTACCTCGCTGGATCCCCATCCTTTATCAGCGTAATATGTAAGCTGCTGAATAACCTCATTCATACTCTGTGCCATATTAGTTGTTAAATTTGCAAGCGAAGCCCAGGTTGGCTGTCCTTCTGCCGGAGATGTATTGATAAACGCCTCTGTCTCATAGTTGATTTCCGGAGTAATCGGATTGCTTGGAAGCTCCGGTTCTGCGAAAACCTGTAAATTCATCTTTTTCATAATATCATCCTTTCTCAACAATATATTTTACAGTTCAAGATGCACGAATAATGATATACTCCGTCTTCATCTCGTCCTATTTTGCTTGGTTCTTTTGCAATTTCAGTATTCAACCACGCAAAAGTCTTTCCTTGTGGATACTGTTTTAATCCCTGCAAGTATCCAGAAATCTCGCACAGTTGTTCCAGACAGCGCTTCTGATCCGGATGCCGGCATAAAAATAACACAGGAATTACTTTTACTTCCTGCTTATTGTAGCTGGTAGATTCTTCAAACCCATCGCCAAGTTCAGCGTAGATACCACCTTCTGCTGGAAGCTCTTCCAACGTTATTCCTGTGTCCAGCTTACAATGCCCTTCTACTGTCGCAGTAATTACTTCCAATAATTCTGTTAACATCACTTAATCCTCCTCTTCAACGCTGCCTGATACACCTTTTTCCATTGTTCTCCATATACTTCTCTGGCATATTTCGCCCACTCTTCATGCGCCAGAGCCGATGTAAACGAAATCTTTTTTGGCCCATATGTTCTTTGCGTTGGATTCCCATACATTACGTCTCCATTCCAAAGATACTGTGCATATGGTGTACTCCAGCGCATTATATACTTGCCATTGACCGCTTTTGTATCACTGTTCGATAATCCACTTCCTTCAAGGACTCCTTGATCATGTGGCACGTGTTTTGATACATCTTGTAATGCCTGATTACCCATATCGGTTAGTGCAGCATTATTTGCAGCTTTGATCATCGCTACCGCTTGAGGAGTACACAACGTAACTCGTGTCTTAATTTTTGCCATATCTCACCATTCCAATCTCATAATGGTGAAGCTTTAAATTATCATACAGTGGTTCTATCGTTTTAATCTGATGTTTCTGTCCATTGAAATCAATGATCTGATCAACCTTAAAATTTATACCGATCGGCTGACTATTACGGCAATCATAAAATAATGTGGCAGCAAGCTGTATCTCCGAATTGTTTTTATCCCGGACAATTTGATTGGACGGCTCTATTCTTACCTTTGTTAATACCTTCCCATCATCCAATTTCTCACTTCCCCATTTATCTATGCTTGTTTTCTCGTACAGCATAATGGTATGAATTAACAATTTCTTTGGTATCGGCTTCATCGACAGCTACCTCCTCGATAAGTCAATCCGGTTGGCCAGAGAATTCTTTCTGCCCTCGGTGAAAATATAGATTGCTCCGTAGATCCATTGCCCGAAGATGCTCCAGAATATGAAAATTTTCCAAGCGTTGCTCCAGACATTCCATTTCCCATGTCCATCTCTGCTCCGCCGTTTGCATCCAGATATTCCATCTGAGCGCAGACCGCATTCTTCACAAGCTTCTGTGTACTTTCCGACATCATTGAAAAGCCTTCTTCGGTTAACCTGTATAGCGTCATCTCTTCAATGATTTCTCCTGCTCGCTGACATAAAGTTGGGAAGTCGGCAGATTCTACCGGCTCCCCTTTGAATACATCATTGTAATATGTTTCATCTACATACATTTAGGATCAACTCCTTATGCTGCAACTTCTGTTCTCTTAACATATACAGTCTGTGGCTTAGAAATCTTCATACCGAAGATCTTACGTCCCTGTACTGCTGATGCGCCAATATACTTACCAGATCCCGAAAGATCCTGAGCGTGTACAGCTACGCTCCAATCCTGTACACGATGACACCAGTTTGGGTGTCCTGCAATAAATTCTGTTGTAGTTTTCTTAGACGCTACGATCTTTGTATCTTCGAACATTGTGTTTCCAGATTCAAACAGCGCAAATCCTGCGATTGATCCTGTTGCTCCTGCGTTTTTCATCTGCTGGGACAAATCACCCTGACGGATAAAATGATCATCCATCATCAGCACCGCCATAAATTCCGGTGAGCAAATCATCCAGCGTCCTTCTGTCGGTACACCTTTTCTTGTCAAGTACGTTTTTGCCGCAAGAACTTCTTTGTATGCTGTTTCCTCTGTCGCGGCGGTTTTAGTTGCGCATACATTGACGCCGGAAGTCTTTTCCAGCAATCTGATAGATTTTTCATCCATGTCCAGTGCCAGAGAATAACCGGCAGAATCCAGACGATCTGCTACCAGATTATCTGGAACAGCCTCGGCATCATATCCATCAATCAATTCATTAACGGCCATATCCTGATCGATATCCAAATCAATATAAGTTGTAGTCCCGATTTCCAAATCTACACCTGTTGCCTTATCATACGCTTTCACAGTAACCTCTGTGTCCCTTACTGGAATTTTTACCTTTCCGGCCTTCGGATTCCCTTCGTAATTTGTATTAAAAATATAATTATCTCGTGTTACAAGGCTCTGTCTTAATTTTGCATCTACCAGAGAAGACCATCTCTCCTGGTGTGCATGCGCAAATAACTGTAAAAACATTAAATATCTCATTTCACATTTTTCCTTTCTTAATCAATCTTCAGCCCTGGATTTCTTTTTAAGAAAGCAGCTTCAACGCCAGATGTCTTTTTCCTACGTCCATTCTGCCTTTGTCCCCAAGACCTGTTTTTTGTTTCCCCTTCATCTTCTTCCTCATCTTTTTCTTTGGAAGATTCTTTAAACTGCGGGTATTTTTTTAACACCTCATCGATAGCATCCTCGATGTCCATATCCTCGTCTTTAGCCATGTGCACTCTGGCCAATGCAAGAACATCATCCACACAAGACCTATCCACGTCATGCTCCAGGCATGTCCATTTCATCTCCATCTCATCTGCTTTGGCAGCTTTATCACGGAGTTCCTGTGTTTCGGCATCGTCATCCTTGCTGCTATCCTCTCCGGTTTTAACCTTGCCGTTCGGTTTCTTTCCAGCTTTCTTCTGCTGGTCTCTTTGCCATTTTCTCTTTTCTCTGGCAAGACGCTTCTTGACGGCATCATCTACGTCCTTCTGAGAGAATTTCTTTTCATTCTCTTCCTGGTCATCATCGTCGCTGCCATCACCATCGTCTCCTGGATCATCGTCATCATCTCCGCTTTCGTCTCCCGGATCATCACCTTCTCCGTCTCCGGCAAAAACCTGCAAATTCATTATCCAGTATCTTTTTTTCATGTTCATGTTCTTCATGACATATCCTCCATTTCTCCGCTTAACGCCCGTCGGCAGCCGTAACTTGTACGTATTCAGTGCCGTAAGACTGCTGAATGTCACTTACGGCAATAAAAAAAGACTCTACCAGAAGATATCCCTGTTCTGATAAATCCTTATATTCTATATCAATATGCCCGTCAGCAATATGGTAAGAGATCTCGTCATTTGTAAGTGCTTTGAGCGAATGTACAAGTCCCTGTGTTAATGCTGATACTGCAGCACAAATGATATCATTTCCGATTTCTGCATATCCTGCATGGCCATATACCGTCAGACCAGTTCTGGTAACATTTATTGCAATCAATAGCATCACCTCCTAAAAATGCGTATAAAAAATACCACCAATCATTTTCTGATCAGTGGTATTACTCTTCTACTGTTTCAAAGTATTTTGGTGGATATAGATAATCCTCTCCAGAATCATCAATAATTCGGTACCATCCTTTTTCGATCGACTGGACATCATATACTTTGTTATTTGTCAGAACTAAAAATTCTGTTTTACCAAGATATCTAACTTTCATCCAACCACTCCTTTACTTTGAATTTCACCTTACCTACGTCTTTTGCCTGGAACCAATGAACTTCTGCTTCTAATTCTTCTCCCGTATCAGGATCCAGTAATGTTCCAAAACCTTTCGCGTGTTGCCAATCGGATACTCGCCCACCATACTGCTCCGTCAGTCCTTCTGCAACACCCTCATGCAATGGGTGCCGTGTACCTTTACCGGCAAATACTTCTGAGTCCTGTATCCGGCTACCCGGCACAAATTCATACTCAATTCCAGTCGTTTTATCCACGACCTTATAATTTTTTCCTTTTGCACTCAGCGTCTTGACAATATAGGTATCTTTCAACTTTATTGTATCAGTTTTCATTGCCTTTGTATAGGATTTATTCTTCGCCACGGCTTCTGCCGATAATCTCTTATCAAATCCTACAATCTGTTCTCTGTCAGTCCTACGATGTAATCCCGGTGTATCTTTCACGTAATACTTCAGCTTATTTTCTGTATGTTTAAGCTTTACAGAAGCTTCTTCAAATCCCTCCTGATCTCCGGCAGCTTCCAGCATCATGCATTCTCGCTTCTGCTTTCGGACCTCTCTCTCAAGAGCTCTCTGTACCTGCGTCTGCTTATACAGTTTATCATTTGCATCCATATCTTCTGTAGGAAAATGTCCCTGCACATTTACTCCCGGAACAAATGGCCATTTATGGTGTCTGCAATTTATTCCAAGAATCCCATCCGGTTCACCATAACTGGATGAATTCCAGGGATAATATCGAATCTTCTTTCCGTACAGATCTTCTGTGTAGCCACTCCCATTATTCAGATCATATATCTTTCCCTGGTCTTTCGCACATTTTGGACGTGCACCGGAATGACTATCAATCTGTATCAGATGACACCCCGCATCTCGTATCCTGGCATCTTGAACTTCCTCGGCTGTACTTTTAGCTGTATTTCTCATAGCCATATTCACATACGCTTCCGGCGTCCACTCCCGCCCTCGTTTATCCACAAATGCCGGTATTCCTTTGTCATTCAGTTGTCTAATACACCGCCGGACCGCTTGCTGTCGCGCCTCAACACCGCTCATCACCCCGGCAGCACCACTATTCAATATATTCCAAGCTTCCTGAGCGATGTTCCCTACAAGTCCTTTGTATTTCTCAGATGCTTTATACAACATATTGGTATTGCACATATTCAGTGTATCTTTTGCTTGTTTTCGGAAATCACGCACCACCTGTTTTACATTCATACTTTTATTTGCCTTCACTACCGTTTCAGCCAATCCCCGTTCAGCCAAATATCGAAGACCCGGATCTAAACTCTTGATAGCATCTTCTGCAGCTGCATTCAACATTCTTTCTGCTGCAGTCTGACTTAACCCTGACATCTTGGCAATCAATCGAATATTCTCCTGGTTGAGTTTTCCAATCTCAGCAAGCTTCTGCATCAGCCACCTATCAGTATCAATTGGCTGCTCCCACCCCTGTAAATGTCTGGCAATGTTCTGTAATATCTGAGCCTCCAGGTCAATATAAATTCCATCCACAGGCTCTACAAGCTGTTGGTTCTCCAGTATATTCACAAGTTACCACCTACTTCTTATTGCCTGAATCAGACGTTTTGCCACTCTTAAAATCATCGGAATCCTGATTCTCGTCTTTCTCTTCTTCTTCTTCGGACATATCATTCTCCTCGTCCAGTTCATCATCATCTCCCACTGTCCAGTCAATATCCTGTCCGGTTATCTGGTTGTCTTCCTTAATCCGCTTTAATTCTTCCATAGCTTCCGCCTCAGAACACTTATTGATCTCCATGATTGCGGTAAGCTTAGACCTAAGTCCTCCATTCACAAGCTTTATATTCTTATCAATGAGTGCGTTGCTATCCTCAATGATCGAATCATCAAAGTCCACTGTTGCTTCAATAGCTCCTCCGGTATCAAGAAATGACACTGCGCGAACCATGTTGATAATCACATCTTCAATCACAATGCAATGTTTCTGTCGATTCTGATACAAATCTGACTTGTCCGAAATTACTTCGGTTGCAGTTTTAACTCCTCCAGAATCATACCGGTATCTCCCAGCTCCCATTCCAACTTTGAGACTTAGAAGATCCAATGACTTCTGGATGCCAAGTTCATGCTCCTGCGCCCGGATAGTCATATCAACTTCCGTCAGCTGATTATTTCCACTTCTATCCTCCGGAAGCAGATAATACACAGTATCGTTAGGATCAAAGGTGGGGCTGACTGTACCATCTTTCTCCATCTGCACTCTTGCCTGACTAATTGGAACCATGATTCGTTTACGTCCTAGAACGAATTCATTCATGTAACTGTCATAGGTAAGATCGCAGCCTTTTACCTCATCAATTCCATTAGCGTATACAGATATTCCAAGAGGACTGTCCAAATCTATATTGTTGCAAATATTTGGTGCCACAATCTGAAACAAGGGTTCTGTACTTCCTGTTGATACCAACTCTTCGATATCCTCCGGAGTATCAGTCTCTTTTCCGCTCTTCGCATCAATATAAACGTTCTCGATGTAATACTGCTCATCATTTTCTCCGTCCTCGGTTTTCCCGAATCGATGCAGTTGCAGATAAATAACTTCTTTTCCATCTAACATCCTTGATGTTCCAAATGCACATTCTGTAACATCTCCATTATCCCAAGATAGCGGATAAATCATATCCGCTCGGATATAATCTATGATCACTCTGTCATTTGCATCTTTATATTCCACAAAAGCTCCCGTTCCAAGTGCAAATGCTTTTTCAATCAGCTGATTACCCTGTTTAGAAAAGTTATTGTATCTAAGTATTTTTGACAACTGTTCACTATACTTTCCAGCTTTAATGGACACCTTTTCGTTTAATAACAGATTTGCCCAGTCCTCACAGACCGTCTTCGCCATTCCGAGTTTATAACGCTCCTGGTTTGTCATAACTGCCCCGTTATACAACTTATAGTGGTGGAACTTCTCAACATCGTTCTGATACCACTCTAGCCATTCATCAATGTGGTCATATGTTTCATCCGGCACCGCGTGATATCCTTTCTGTACCAGATACTCTTTTACTTTCTTGTATGTGCTATCACTCACGTTTCCACCTCCTATGCTGCTATATACATAATTTCATCTTGTATGCTTTCTGTGCTGTATTCCGTGCTGTCCAGACTATCAACGTTCATCTCACCATCATCCAGCCGCACGTCCATGTTCTTTTTCTTTTCGTCATATACTGCCTCTTCAAACGCTGCAATGATATGTGTGCAATGCTTCATGACCTTCCATCTATGCTGTGCTATCAAGCTGTTGTAGAATGCTATCCGGTCATTAATCGGACCCTTGATGGCATTCTTAATATCAATTACCACATGCTCTTGAATACATGCCGTTTCCAATCCTGATATCAATGTCTGCTCTGCGCTATCACAATATACTTCATATGTCTTGTACCGGCTCTGCGCCCTCCGAACAAAATCAATAAAATCATCCTGCAACTGCTTCGGATTAATGCGCTTCTTGCAGTAATATTCATCCAGCACAACCACCTGTTTAAATCCTTTGGTGAAGCCTGTCAGGGTAAAAGAATGAGCCGACTTCGTACCACCAAAATCGACTCCTATTACTGCATATACTATTTGATTTTCATCCAGCCATTTCTGATCAACAAGATACTCTTGTACATGATCCGCAAACTGCTGATAAATAAGTCCATCTGCTGCAACCCATTTTCCAAGAATAAAACGCTTATAGAATACGCTGCCATGCGGCCATGCATTTTTGTATTCTTCTTTACGCTTCGGAGAAATTGAAAGGTTATCATCCATCGTAAAATGCAAATGATATACTTTTTTCTGCTTCATAGCTTCTTCTGTCAGATACTCCTCACGTATAAAATGATGCGGTCCTGCCGGGTTACAGTTCATCCAGAACTTCCAACCATCCACTGAACATCTGGCAATTGCCTGATCCACAAAACTCTTTGGAAACAATGCTGCTTCATCAAGATAAGCACCGGCAGCAGTTAATCCCTGCAACGCATCTTGTGCCGCTTCTGTGTTTGCTCCGTACAGATAATATGTGTTTGTTCCAATCTCCAACCTCGCATCCGTTCCCGATCGGATGTATTCATAAGGCCATCCCCATGCTTCCAGCATTTGCAGCATCGGTCTGACCACATTTTTCTTTAATGCACCCATCGTCTTTCCGGCCAGGATAAATGACTCACCAGAGAACATTTCTTGTGACCAGGTTAGAAAGCCAATAATACAGGCAATCGTCTTTCCCGATCGGATGGATCCATCTGCGATCACATAATTGTTCTCCGAAGTTCTGATCATTGGTCTCCACCAGTGAATCAATCTCTGCTGTTGCGGAGAAAATGGCTTGAAATTAAATTTCGCCGGTCTCTTCTTCCGCCTCGGCATTTTCTTCATCCTCCTCAAATAATCCCTGCAGATCCTCTGCTGTTGGTCTCATTGCTTTCAGGAAACTCTGGATATTATCATCTTGACTATCTGTATCCCCAACTTCCTGATCTCTGGCTCTCTTAGCTCTGTCTGTCCGGATCTTCTGTTCTTCCAAATCTTCTGCTGATTTATCTGTCTGGCCAACTGTTTTCATGATTGCTTGATAAGCTTTTACATCTCCCAGCATTGCCTGTTGGATCATGGCCATTGTAATTACTTCTTCGTAAGTACTCTCACCACCATCTGCCCGCAATATATCTGATAAGCCGTCAACTTCTACTTGCATCGTTAACAGCCTGTTCATTGTGTCTCTGAGAGCTGCTTTCCTGCGTCTTGTCGCACCGGATTTAATTCCGCCGTTTCTTCCACGCTCTCTTGCTTCCCTCTTGCTTCGTACTGGTTTTAAGTTGTGTTCATTCGCCACTTCACCACCTTCAATTCTGGTTTATTTTTGCATTAGAAAAGCACCCCAGAGGGTGCCCTAAAAATGATATTTATTTTGCTACACTTGGTTGTAAAATCAATGGCGTTTGCCCATAAGAAGATGTTATTTGGGCAATTAACAATGATATTCTTGCCACTAAATTATTAGTTACAAACTCCCCATTTTTTCTAAATTCTTCCGCCATATTAATTTCGTGCCATTTGTATTCGTCTTTTTTTGCTGGATCAAATTTTAAAATAGCACCAAAAGTAACCGTCAAGTTAAACAATTCATTATGTTCGAAATACAAAGCTCTCGTGACTGTTACCCTTACACTTTCATTCCCATCAACATCCACCTTAATGCTATCAACGCAATTTAAAGAGTGCTCTTCTTCATCTGCTATCTTCTCAATTCTGTTATAAGAAATATTTTGCAAATAAAATTCATGCTCCGGCAAAAAATATTCCGATAAATTTTTAATCATTTACTTCACCTTCTCCTCTTGTTTGTATTGCATATTCACATTTGTTGCTTTGTTAAATGGAATAATTTTTGATTCTGTCTCTATTGGAAGAGTCTTTTCACTGTTATACATTCCTTTAGTTTCCAACATATTTGACAATATTTTAATTGTCTTTTGCAACTGACTATTTGTTTCTGAATACTCCGTCAAATATTCTTGAATCGCTTTCTCCACTGTAGCGTTTAAAGATTCTCCATTTTCATACGCTTTTAAAGCTAATTTTTTATGCAATTCCGGATTGATTCGAACATTAAATATTCCTCTATATTCTTTATCTGGATCTTTTCCAACCTCTTTACAGAATTCCAAATAATCATCTACTGCATCATGAAATTCCTTTTCAATTCTTGATCCGTCACTACTCTCGAAATTAACTAAGTCATTTATACCTTCAATCTTTCCGCGCAATGTATATGTTTCCGTATCGAATTCTATTTTTGTATGATATCCTTTGTACTCAAGTATATTGCTTTTCATTATAATTCACCCAATTCTGTTAAAAATTTAACCAAATCTTTTATTGCCCCAGCATCCATTTCATCTCCTGGATGCGGTTTATGTAATAATATTATTTTCTTATCGCTTTTTCGATAAAAACGTACTCTTGATCCGGATGTTTTTCCTTTGTTAAATTCTTCAAAACCTAATTTACCAAGTAAATATATCGCCTCAGTATAAGTATAATCTTTAGGTTTTGATAATATTCTTGCTTTCGCTTTATCTAGCTTACTCATTATTTTAGGCTTTCACCTCTTTTTGTAACTATTTTGTAGTTACATTATACGTTTTTCTACTTATTATGTCAATTCTATTTTGCTTATTTCATAAATAAATCCTCTATGACATTACGCAACGAAAAAGACACCCAGCATCACCAGGTGTCTTCTCTCGGTTTTATTAAGTTGTGGGGGAACTAATCGAATGATTTAATATCTGTTCATCAATTCCAGTATAATAATAACATAGCAAAAATATAAATATTATAAATCTTTCAATATCTGAGATATCCTCGCCTGCGTATATCCCACGCATTCCGCTGCTTCTCTTTGCGTCATCCCATCCAAGAATACCATTTCAAATATATCCTTGGTCGTTCCATCAGGCATTGCAGCTATGTACTTCTCTACTTTCTCGTTCTCCCGGATCAGCTGATCTTTTCTCTTCTCCTTCTCATAGATCCGCATCTTCAATGCAGTTGCTGCCTTCGGCTCTTCCACTCTCACCTGCACATGCTCTTCGATGTAAGGGAAGTCATCCGAACTCTTTGTAACCTTCCCCGATACAACCGGTACTGCATCCAGTCTTTCCTGAAGCTTGGCAATAATTCCATCCAGATTCTCAATATCCCGCTTATTCTTCTTGTATTTACTTAACTGCTCTCTGTTCATTATACTCCCGCCTCACTCTTTCCTGAATCCCACTGATCAACATCTCTCCATCCATGCCACTGTACATCTCAATGCCTTTACGAAAAAATAATTCACATTCAATTTTTGTATGAAGCGCATTCGTATCCTTTGGGTGTCGCCTTAGCCTGATCAATGCCCGCCGGTAATCATCCGCTGCCAGCTTTACAACTGCTGCTTTTAAGTTTTCATAGCACTCGACATATTCACTCATCGCCGGTCACCTCTTTTATGTCTACTCCCATCTTCCGCAAGTAATCCTCCACCGAATAACTCTGATAAGCTGGCGTATGGAATCTCTCACTTGCCTTCGCATCATGACTTTCTTCCAACTCCTTATAGTGTTGCTGATCATCCAGCTTTACCTGTCTTCTGTCTCTTCCTCTGTTCAATCATTTCTCAGCTCCTTCGTCGTTTTGTTTTTATTCATCAACTTCCTGTTCAAGCCAATGTGCTTTACAATCTACGCATACCTCTCTACTTGATACTAGACTACCTTCTTTTCGGCAATATGCTCTTTTATCACCTACATAATACGGACAATTTATGTTGTAATAAATCATAGCTTCTTCGCTTGCACCATCATCATCAATGCTTACTCGGTTCAAGCGTGATTCCAAACCGTCCAGCAATAGATTTATCATATATTCCCTATTTGTCATTCTGTTTTCTCCTTATACGGTTCCGGCAATGGCATCCAGGCATTGACAAATATTCCATAGCTTGAATATGATTTTTCATCATCTCCCGGATAGAATGTACCGCCTTCATCATTTTCTTCATATCTTGCGATATCCGGCATTGATGCATTCTCGAATGATACCAATATGTAACTTTCATCCTCCGGCAATCTCTCACTTATCGGAATCCATTTGCTGAGGACATTTGTGTCCTTAGCATCTTCCCTGTCCTCATACATCGCCAGTCTATCTACCAACTCCTGTTTCTTATTCGGGGACCAGTACCCCTCGCTTTATACCGTTCTCTCTTTTATGTGTTAATCTTTCCATGATCTATTCCTCCGTATCTTTTATCTTCATTCGTGCATCTTTTGACACTTCCCTGATCACACTTACCAACATATCTTTCGCAAGGTCTGATTGATATTTTTCGTTTATCGCATCCGCTTCTCGTGTCATTGCTTCGCACTCCGCATCATCCAATCTTCTTGCACCATATTTTCGATACAGCTCCCAGACATCCACAAACAGATTGTATACTTCACGAAATGCCATTGTTTTTATCTTCATCACAATTCCTCTATCCTGATATAAATTCCTGGCTGATCCGCCCAGAACTTCTCAGTTATTTCCGATGCCACCAACGCATCATCCTTCCAGAATCCAACCTTGGTCATGCAATCCTTTAACATCTTCTGCAGATTATCTGTATCCGGCTTTGTAATCCTGTACTCTCCGTTTTCATGATTCTGCTTTGGAAAGCACCACTTCGTGATCAGCCTTACTCCTGTTTTGTACGGTTCCACGATCCGATGCTTGTACAGGTTACCAATCAATTTTTCTTTTGCTGCTTTCAGTTCCGGTGGATCATAAAATACCGGCCTGCCATTCACAACCGTAACCTTATGCTCCTGATGTGTAATTGTAGGCGGCTCCATCACCATAAAAAACTCTGTCATTTATTTCGCTTCACCTCTTTAAAGTTTTAAATTTCTTTTTTTCATCCCTGAACCCTGGTTTGTGCTGGGTGGGCTCCCGCCTGTGTGTGGGGGCGTACTTCAATCGCCCCACACTTTAAAGGGGGTGCCCGCACATTCCCATTCCCGATATGTATATATATACGTAGTATATATAGGTGCCGGGAGGGAATGTTCCCACTACCTGAAAATCAGAAAATAGGAAGAAAATCGGGAAACTTCCCACTACCTTATTTTTTAGAAACTGGGAATGTTCCCACTACCTAAAAATTTATGGTAACGGGATAATCCTTTTTGTCTCTTTATCTGTCGTATATCCATACTTTTTTAATGAGTTCCACAATGTTTTTTCTGCCGGATATTTCTCTCCAACAGCTTCTGAATTACTCTTGATCTGCTCGTATAACTCTTTCACAGTCGGGTATGTATCATGATGTTCAAACCGGAAACTTTCAATCGCCATGTCTACTTTTGCCTGTTTATTCTTTCTCTGGACCTCGCCCTGTTTCTTACGAGCTTCCTGTCCTTTTTTCCAGTTTGGCTTCTCATCTTCCGGCTGCACATCATCCAGTGCTCCTGACTGATCCGTGTGATGTATCGGATAATCGAACCACAGATTGACCGGTTTGAACTTCGGAAACTCTCTTAAAGTTCCATCAATACGCCATGCTGTCTTCGTGTTCGTTGTGATCAAGTTTGTATCTATCTGCTTCTGCAGTTCTCGCATCTGCATAGGCGATAAGTGTTCCCTGCAGTAATTCATCATCTGCACCTGGCTGCATAAATCATCCTGAGATAAATCATCTTCCCATCCAAAATGGCTATCTAAATACGTCTGACAGGTCGCACATACTGTTTTATTCTGTTCCTGTTTGCGAAGATCGTCTGTAACATCCAGTTCAATTAAATCAAGCATGGCATCCGGATCTCTGGCGAATACTCCGGATCCTGATGCACGGTCCATGGACCTCTTGCCTCCCTGACTTCCTTTGCTGTGGTGATGACAATAAATAACTGCACATCCCAGCTCATTGCATACTTTATCAAACTGATTACAGAAGTTTGCCATCTGATCAGCACTGTTCTCATCACCGGTAATGACCTTGTAAATCGGATCTATGATGATCGCCATATAGTTCTTCTTTGCAGCACGTCTGATCAGCTTCGGTGCGAGCTTATCCATTGGTATTGATTTACCTCTCAGGTTCCAAATATCTATATTAGAAAGATTCTTTGCAGACCAGCCTAATGCCTCATACACATCTTTAAATCTATGTAAGCACGATGCTCTATCCAGCTCCAGATTCACGTATAATACACGTCCCTGACTACAGTTCCAGCCGAACCATTTCCGTCCCTCTGCAATGGCAATACACAGCTCTATCAGCGCAAATGATTTACCCGCTTTGGAAGGTCCGGCAATCAGCATCTTATGCCCCTGTCTCAGCACATTTTCAATGAGCGGCGGTGCAAGTGCCGGCAGATCATCCCAGACGCTTTCCAGTGATTCCGTATCCGGCAGATCATCATTCATGGATTCTATCCATTCGTACCATTCCTGCCAGCTGCTTTTTCCAATATTCGTATCAATGATATATTGCTTTCTTCCTGAACGTATAACTCCCGGAAGTCTTGAAAGACGTGATGGATTCTTATTCTGAGTATCTATGATCAATCCATTTTTCTTACAAATGTCATATAAATATTCCACACGTTTTCGATATTCACTATAGTCTGCAGCTTCCACACGAACGATAGCGTGCAAGCTTTTCTTTCCTGAAAACACCAGACATGCAACCGGAAGCTCCAGCTCCCGGATAATCGCATTCTGTTGCTCCAGATCCATGGCATCAGACTCGACCAATGCATAACGGAATTCTGTCACATTTTCATTCTTGCATCCATTTCCATCTAATGGATTAAAGCGGATCCACGCTCCCGCCTCTTGATTGTAGTCACCAAGAACAGCGCCTATATCGCCTTTGCAATGGTTTAAAGCTTCTATCAGTTGCCCGGCAGTACGATCCCAACAGCCTTTCTGTGGTAACCAGCGTGTTCCTTTATCATCTGTCTTCTCCCAGCTTCCCGTTACATATCCGACATTTTCTCCTGGATCAAACAGTGTTTCCAGATACCGGGTAATCTCATTTACTGGGTCCCAGTTTCTAGGCTCATGTATTTCTTTACCTTCTACCCATGACCGATCTACCACAAGACCTTCTGCACTGATCTCATCATCCCAGCCAAGCTCATATGCTGTATATGAAGGCTTCCAGCCATGCTCCATAGCCAACTGAACAATTGTACCGGCAGTAACCGGAGAATTAGAGCCATGGAAAGTATTCCACTTTTTCTCACATTCTCCTGAGTGATACCGCCGGTCATTTTTACTCCATGTATCCCATACATCTACAGAATAGCCCTCATGTTTTAATGCCATTCCTACATTCACCCAATCCTGGTAATCAAGCTCAGCTGGATTCAAATATTCAATTATTTCCTGTAAGTCTGTATGCTTTTCCATATTTATCCTCTATATTCTGCTGGAATGATACCGCTCGGCACCCTCCAGCCATTGCCAGCGATTCGGTCAATCATATTTTTTGCTGTTTCAAATTGCCAGGTACCCACATGCTGAAATCCTCTGCTTTCCAAAAAACGTATCTGTTTCGGGGTGGTTAACCCCTCTCTTCTACGTTTATCTAAACGATCCAGAATCTTGGATGCTTTCCCGGCATTTTCAATTGCGTCCGGAAGAATCCCTAACTTTTCAAGTGTCTTTTTCTGACCTTCTGACGGTGGAGCCATCTCCCATCCAAATGCGGGCACGTATCCGGAAAGATCTTCTGCCTGAATACTCATTTCAAACTGTAGCGGATCTACCAGCCTTTTCTTGCGTCTCTTCATCTCAGAGAGCTGCTTAGCCAATGCCTCTTCTCTTTGTGCCACTACATCCTCGGATGCTGTCTTTTCTGCCTCTTCAATATCAATTACACATCCTGCATCCTTTTCCATGTTTTCTGTCATTTTCTGTGCCACCTCTGCACTCTCACAGATTAACGATGCTGGATGGCATAACTCATGCCGTTCTGTGTGCCACAGGAAGTCTAATAACAAAAGATGATCTTTATTTGTCTCTGGTGATAATCTGGTTCCTCGTCCCACCATCTGACAATACAAGCTTCTGACTTTTGTCGGTCTTAGTACCACGATGCAATCCACACTCGGACAATCCCAACCTTCCGTAAGCAGCATCGAATTGCAGAGTACATTGTACTGATCCTTATCAAATGCCTCTAAGATCTCTGCACGGTCCTTACTATCTCCATTTACTTCCGCAGCTTTAAACCCATGATTGTTTAATATATCCCGGAATTTCTGACTGGTCTTCACAAGTGGAAGAAACACAACCGTCTTCTTATTGCTGCAGTACTTTTCCATTTCTTCAGCAATGCTCTCCAGATATGGATCCAATGCTGTTGCAATATCACCGCTCTTGAAGTCACCGGCCTGTACTCCCACTGCAGACATATCAATCTTAAGTGGTATCGTTACTGCTTTTATGGGAGACAGATAACCTTCTTTGATTGCTTTTGGCAAAGTATACTCATAAGCCAGACTTTCAAATACCGTGCCAAGATTCTGCATATCTCCACGATCCGGTGTAGCAGTTACACCAAGGACTTCCGCATCCGGAAAATGTCTCAATACTTTCTGGTAACTGTCTGAAATACAATGATGTGCTTCATCAATGATGATCGTATTGAAATAATCATTTGGAAACTGGTTCAATCTTTTCTCCCGCATCATACTCTGTACGGATCCTACTACAATCCGGAACCAGCTTCCTAAACATGTCTGTTCTGCCTTTTCGGTTGCACAGCCGAGTCCTGTGGACTTACCGATTTTATCTGCCGCTTGATCCAGCAGCTCACCTCTATGCGCCAGTATCAGGACGCGGCTTCCTCCCTTAACACATTCTTCTGCAACCTTTGCAAAGACAATTGTTTTTCCGCATCCCGTTGGCAACACCAGCAGCGTTTTCTTGATGCCGTTCTCCCATTCAGAGAAAATAGCATCCTTCGCTTGCTGCTGATATGGTCGGAGCTCCATTTAAAATGATCCTGCCTTATATTCTTTTTTTGCTTTTGGGAGGAATTTCTTCACATGATTATATTTCTTACTTGGGTCTTTACGATCCGCACGCTGTTCGATGATTACACGACCTGTTGCTCTTGGGACAATATTCCAGTTCATTTTTACTTTACCATTTACTTCTTCTGCACCAATAGACAAGAAGAATTCTGCAAGTTTCCACTGCATACGATCATACAATAAAAGACTTTCATTCATCAGACACATGCCTTCCGGAGCTTCCACTTTTACTTTTAATTCTGCCCTTGGACACGCCGGAACTTTATCGCTTCCTTCAAAACGTCCACGTTCAAAACTCTCGATCGTGAAATCATATTCACCTTCTGGAAGGAGTACGTAATCAGCTCCTTTCTCAATCTCATCATCCCAGCCTAACTCTCTTCCTTTTAATTCTTCACTCATATATCTATACCTCCTGTTTATTTATCAAACGGAATATCGTAATGACTCCTCATTGTTTTGATCACATCTAATACCTGTGGCCATGCTCCAATCAAGCAGCCGTCAACAAATTCCTGTGGCAGATTCTGAAAAGGCGTTCCTTTCGGGAAGAAGCCCCTCTGATATACTGCTTCCATAAGTTCTTCTTCTGAAACTAAGTTTGGATACATCAGATCTCTTAATGCTTTTGGAATATAATCTGCAATGTGGAATACGGAATCTTCCACTTTCTTTCCCGTTGATTTAACCGGTTCTTCAACCTTGGCGCCCGTATCGAAATCAACTTTTTCATCTGTATCCTTTGGAATATTCATAAAATCATTATCTTTTACTGGTGGTTTCTGAATTTCAATCGACTTTTCTTCTTTAGGAACCGGCACAGATTTCTTTGTTCCTTCGATAATCTCTGCAATCACAGAATAATCAAATTCACATTCTTCTGGTAATCCGAAACGGTTCTTTGCATCCCAGCACGGATGATGCTGGGTGTACATGGTGCGCTTGCCGCCCTGTCCTTTATGCTTCTTACCATCTTTCCCTACCGCTACAGAAAATGTCTTGTAATTTGCAAAGAGAAGCATATCCGCCCATTCCTTAACCAGTGGAGAAGTCTGGGACTGTGTCTTTTTTCCAAGCTTTAATTCCCAACGGTCATAAGCTCCAAGTTCATCCGGCTGTTCGAATTTCCGAAGCTGTGCATGAGCTGTCAGGACTACATTGATGCCAACCTCAATCAGATCCGACAGCTTATTTAAGAACCGTCCGAACTCTTCTTTTGTGTAGACATATCCATTGCCATAGCCGAAATCTTCAATTCCTTTCTTGTTATGAACAGCACAAATATGTTCCACGCAAAGCAATTCTGCCCAGTCAATGGTATCAATTACCAACGTTCTGCACTCATCTGTATGCGTCTTGATATATTCGATTTCATCAAAAAGCATGTTCCAACTGGTAGGACGTGGCAGTCTTGCCACATCCATATCGTTAGTACTTCCTTCTGTATCAATAAACACTGCTCCCGGAAATCTTGCTGCGAATGTTGATTTACCAATACCTTCAGGACCATAGATCACAACTTTTTTTGCTTTCTGGATTTTTCCTCTCGTAATTTCCATTAAAATACACCTGCTTTCCATGTTGGAGCTGCCGGAGCTTCTGCTTTACCGGCTTCCAGGTCTTTGACTACATAACCATCTTCAATGATGATACTGCATTCATCTCCGGTGCTGACTCTTGTGGCAATCGCCTGTAAGCCTTCCTGTTCCAGCCACTGTCCAAATTCATTCAATGTTACTAAATCCATCTGTTCCAGCTTGTCCAATAACACGAATCCACATTTCGGATTCAACTTTCGAACAATTGCAGTGGAGACCTTAAGTCTGTCAGATCCAGACATGTTATCCCACTGCTGGCCTTTATATATAAGCTCACCTTCTTTTACAGACAATTCCGGTAATGGAAGATCTGCAGCATTCAAAAGTTCTGTCTTCTGATCTCTCACACCTTCAATCTTCTTTGTCAGTTCATTGTACTGGTCCTGATAAGCCCTGGCATCTTCCTCTGCCTTATCCTTATCCAGATTCGCTCTGACTTTACGATTGATTTCTTCGATATTGGCGATGCTTGCTTCCAGCTCTGCTGTTGATTCATCATGGAGCTCACTTACCGTTTTATTGGCTGCTTCTAAGGCTTCTGATAATGCCTCATGCCGTTCCATCTTCTCCTGAAGCATCTTTCTGAGATTCTCAATCTCCATATTCAGGGAATCGTATTCCGCTTTCATATTCACTGCATTCCGGCGGTATTCCTCATTCTTACCGTTTCTTGCAAGAATCTCCTGCTGCTGTTTAATCAGATCTGATGGAGACACCAGATCTTTCGGAGCATCCGGATAATACGGCTGTTCTTTTGCAAACTTTACTTTCTGATCAGCTGTACGTCCTACATACAATCTTTCATTGTAAAGTTCTTTTTCCTGTTGCTCTAAAGCTGTCAGCTGATCACCCACACCAATAATTTTTAATAATGTCTGCGCTTTTTCTTTTCCGGAGGATTCCATAAACTTCGGAAGATCCAGCGCCAACTGTTCCACGAAATCATTAAGCAGCTGCTGTCCGCCTTTGTTTCCGTTCGGATCTGTTACCTTTAAGCTGCTGTTCTTTCCTTTGCGCTCTACAACCAAACCATTGCTCATAACAATATGTAAATTTGGCGGTATCGTTGATCCGTCTCTGGTTGCATTGGAAGGCTTATATCTATCCCCTCCGAGTGCCCAGGCAATAGAATCCAATACAGAAGTCTTTCCCTGATTGTTATTCCCACCGACGATCGTTAATCCGTTCTTTGTCGGTTCAATCTTTACGGCTTTGATTCTCTTTACATTTTCAATTTCCAACTTATTAATCTTGATACTATCTGCCATCTCTATTCATCTCCTCTTTTCAATATAGGAAAATCTTTTAACATCTTCTCCATCCACTGCTCTGCATCCCGATCACCTAACCCGGTAACATGCATATCGAATCCAACCAGCAGGCCTAAGATCACATCTCCTACAATAGGATTCCCATGTTTGTCCGTGTCGTAAAAATAGCATCCCATCGGATTCATCGGAAGATTCTTCACAAGACCTTCTTCATCTACGATCATGACTACTTTGGTTTTGAAATAATCCAACAGTTTCTGGGTTCTCACTAACTCTACATATCCGCCGACTTCTTCTCTCAGGCTTTTATGATCAAAATCCAGATCGATGATTGATATCTTATTATCCGTTGTAATTTTCAGCGTCTTCATCTTTTCTCCTCCGCCTGTTTAATGGCTTCCTTTGCAATACTTATCAGAACTTCCTTTGCCAGTTCTTCTGGCATATGTCCGCGAAGTGATCTATACATTGCCGCTGTAACTCCTTTATATTCCTTTATCAGTTCTGCTCCTGATCCAAGTAGTTCTACCTGGCATCCCGTTATTCCGCTACAAACGGACTGTGATGTTGCTTTAATCATTTGACTAATTTCCTTTCTTCTCATATAATATAGTTGACTAATTTTCTGAGCGCCCAAAGCTTGCCGGCTTATACGGGTGCTCTTCTTTGATTTCTCCTTGCAATGTCCTCACCCCCCTATCTAAGAATCAACCATGCGAACAATATAAGGTCGAATGATATACCGACCGCGCAACCGATCACACAGCCGATTAGCAGTTCTCTTATACCTCTCTGCAGCTTATTTTTTGGTCCTCTTCTTTTCATGCTTGTCCTCCTTTCTACCGCTTACGCGGTTTTCTCAATGGTGTAGGTGATTTCCACCTTTTCCTGCTCTTCCAATAGAGATATCAACACCTTAATGATTTTTTCCATATCTGGTTTATTTGACATATATACATCACCTCTTCTATAGGCTATGTGGTATGGTTTGTACTTGTTGCATTCCAATTTCTAACATGAATCGCACAATCATTTATTCCGACTATTGTTGTTACTGGTGAACTCCCTATATATTCGGAGGTCTGCTCTACTACTTCTCTCATGCACTTTCCACACACTGGGCAGTAATTTGCATTCTCCGGAAGCTCGGTAAAACATACTGGGCATAAGCGCTTCATAATATTCACACCTTCTTTCTCTATTGCCTTTATACTCTTTGGTTTGATATAATCTTCCTAACAACCGATGAAAGGAATGATTACAAATTGAAACTAAACCCTGATTGCATACGAGATATAC